CTCTTATCGACAAGCCAGCCATTCTCAAGCTGGTTCTTTACTTGACCGTCAGACCTAGACCACAGGCCGAGCCATTCTTGACTCTCAGGGCCAATCGTTAGATTGAGAGGTTGCTTGTAGGAATAGAGCTTTCTAGCATCTTCTGACGAAAGAGCCTTTCTTGTGAAGAATGCCTGTTGAACAGTACCAGCGAAAAATGCCGCTGCCGTAGCTTGCTCGGCTCCTATTCTAAAGATGCTAGATGTTAAGGATCTAGTATTAGTAGCTGTGATCGAATCGGCGAGTAGTCCATCTACATAAAGCAAAAGTTTTTGTGCTGTGAAGTCGAACACAACAACAAAATGATGCTGGCTTCCATCTACAAATGCTGGAGGTGTGAAATTATTACTGAAATCATCAGCCGTCGCCGTGTTTGTACTGTGGAATACAATATCACCAGAAGATACTAAGACAAGTTCAAAACCTCTGTCAGAATTACCATTCCAGTTACCCATCATGGCCTGTGATCCAGCGGGCGTCCAATCTGTTGCGGCGAACCAACCTCCCATGGACCATGAGACACCTGGGCCAGGGTTAAAATAAGCATCCGTGCTGCTAAAGTCCTGACTTGTTCCATTAAGAGTCGCCGCGCCAGTAGCCCCGAATAGATCCGTTCCAGTGAATGGAACCGACCCATTATTGGTCAAGTCACAAGCTGCCGCACCAGAACTACATGCCGTCACCCCTGAATTGTCCGTGGCATCGCTAGATAGATGCCAGTAGGCCAGATCATCCGCAGGCGTGAAATTGAAGCTGGAAGATCCGAGGACATGACCAGCGGAAATCTGACCGGCAGATCCCACCGACCCCACAGTCCCCGTAATGGTCTTGACGATTGGATTGACCACTTCTCCCTTATCGGGGAGCACACCAAGGAATACCTGGTCAACATGGATTGGGGCAGCATTTGCGGCGCAAGAAATGCGCGGGGCTATAGTGCCCGATGAGGGGCATTGAAAAATAAAGCCGACATCGGTATATCCGCTTTGAGTCGTTAGACCGCGTGAGGCAACCGCGCTGGTTCCATCAAACGCCTCAAGAGTATAATTAGCGTCCCCGTCTTTTTGTTGAATGAATAGATAGCAACTATCTCCGTAGAATCCGGCTGGAATAGTAATCTGATCTCCGGTGAGTGTCTGGACACCAGAGCAGTCCCATTCCCCCGCTTTATCTCCAGCATAAATATCTGCCGGAGTGGTGGTAGCTGTGAACGTGCCGCCAGAAGCTGTCCAGTTTAGCGTATCTTTTTCAAAGCCTGGATTCTCGACAATATTAAGAGACCTAAGACTATCTTGGCCGGCTCCGCTACCCACTTGGTTTAATAGCGTGCCATCATCGATGAACATCTTTTTTAGGTCAGTGGCATAAACAGCCGTACCAGCCTTGCGAGTCAAAGCATCAAGATTTGCTTTGGTATCTGCCGGCAATGTAATTCGATGAATATCACTAGCAGTGCCACCAGAAATATCGGCGTCACTGATTGACCCTCCTGTTAGGTTGGGAGTCTCTAGCGTTGGCGATACAATATTGGTATTGAAGCCAAATTTTTGAGCCGAATCGATCGTAATCTTGGCGTTATTGGCACCTTGATCTTGATCGAATTCGATTACCTTATCGGCAGAGCTTCCCGTTCCAAGCAAGAGCTTGTCATGTGAAATACGTTCATATCCTGCGGCCATTGCTATGGTGGCCACCAGAGCTAGGAAGGTGAGGGGCCATCTAAATTTTTTGAGCGTATATTTTAGCTTAAGCATTAACTAAACCTCCGAAATAATGTCAGTAACGGGACCTTTTTTACCAGCAGTAACAGCCGATTGGTCTACTTCGGTATCCGTGCTGGGCCCGAAACGCGTCCCAATGACTTTGCAATAGTCTGCGGAAGCGTTTTGAAAAATTCCGATATCCCCGCTGGTTGTCCAGCCAATGATTCTACCATTATATATCTCAATGCCCTCGGCTTCTAAGCTAAAACATTTGGTAGGGGCGCCGGCTCCCTTAGTAAAGCTAACACCTGGAGCACATTCGATTCGCCAATCTGCCTTAGTAAGTGAAATTGTCGTGCTCACGTCGGCCTGACTTTCTCTCACAAGAACCCATACATTGGTCCCAAGAGTGACGTCATTGACGGCATCTTGCAACGTGGCATGGGTAGCATCAGGAGTGCTGCCGATGATGGCTTGATATCGGGCTTCAAAACCATCTACTTTAGACTCAAGCCAATCGATCCATTGCCCATGAATCCAGAAAAGCCAGTTAATAAGCGGGGCTGGTGGCCGCTCATTATCATTCCATGCCGTTTGTTTTTTTGACGTGGAAGGTTCAACAACCCTATTAGCAAAATCAGGATTGCTGACGCCCCACGCCGATTTAGTGGTTGGTCTTGCCATGCCTTTATCCTCCAATTCCTACAAAAATACCACCGGCTACCGGATCTAAAAGTGAGCCAAACCCACCGGCATCAACATCATTACCATCGAAAGCAAAATCGGGGCTAAAGCTATGCAGCTTAGCAAGTTTACCCCCAGTAGTCGCGGTAATGTCGCTAAAGCCTAATCCCGGCGCATCGGTGTTGGGGCCTGAGAAAGAAAATGGTTCGATAGCATCAAATGAAGCAATATGGTCGATACGGACGCCGCCAGCTATGACCAATTCCATGCTTCTAAAAATAAAATTGACCTGATCACTAGCAATGACACCAGAGGTAGCTAGCATAATGCTTGCTGAATTTAGATTCATATAATGAACCAAATCAGCCTGAGTCAGAAGCTTGAAAATATTTATGGCCTTATTGGGGCCGCCCTGCGAAGTATTCTGGCCGATCTTTACAAAAAGAAGGATACGGTAAAAGTCATCATCAAAATTTCCGCGTTCTTGCCCGACAATAGTACCGATTTTATCGAGTTGTTCGCCTATAGCATTATCTAGAGAGCGACCCGCTATTAGTCCGAAGGTAGCATCTTCAATATCTTGAACTTGCTTAACAAATGTCGATAAGAAAGCTTCAAATAATGGCTTTCCCTTATATTGAGAAATAATCCGATCTAAAGCCTTGGTGACGTGATCAGTTATTTGGATAATTTCTGTCATAGCGTAGTCACCGTAATTCTAGAGGTATCAAAATCGGGGACCTCACGGGCGCCTATGCTGACATTGGCATCGGTGGTAGGTGATGCAGTTTTTCCAATTCGAATTACAATGTCATTGATTCCGGGAATGCCACCAAGTGAGCATTCTAGACTATCAGAGCCATGCACAATAACATCGGTTCCAATGCCAAGAGAATCGCCATGCGCTATGATTGCCGTCTCTGCTTGTGTGGCGCCATCAGTCGGAAAAATATTAACGTCAACTGTAAGATCAATTTCTACATAAATATTTATTTGGGTAGGTCTAGAAAATTTCTGTACCTGTGTAAACCCTTGCGAGTCAATGACGTTAACAGAAATATCTCCGATTCGCTCAATACCGGCTGCAACTACATCAAAAATTTTATCGCCAATATCTTGATCGACGCCGCCTTGCACAACGATATCTACTGATTTAGGTGGTCTATTATCTACATCGACTATAAAAGTATCGTTTTCAAAAACTACTGCGGCGGTAACACCAGAAATGCCTAAAAGTTTAGACCTGATTGCCTCTGTAGTAGATCTGCCAGCAACCGCTAATTCTTGAAGCCGCCTTATTTTTAAATCCGAATCAGCTTCAACATCAGTGCCAAGAATGGCGTCAAGAGCATTGGTAACAGAATCCCAACCCGTTACGGGAGTTTCAATTATTGTTAACGTTCCCGCATTAGCAATAACAGGACCTTCTGTATCAGAAGTCCAGGTGCCATCAGCCTGCGGCAGCGCACCAGCCTGAGTTTCGGCGATGGTGACTGGTAAGCCTGCGGCAGAATAACCTTGGATTACAACAGCTACAGTAAAGCCGGTATCGGAATCTGCTATATCGACTCGGGCGCCTTGTGAGGCATCATCTACTGTAACAACGTTGCCAACCGCCACAGCGCTATACTCGGGGTCCGCATCGAGTATAGCGGCAATGGCGGTGGCAACGTTGCTATCAGAATCACCCGAAGCAATCCCGGTGATTTCTAACTGTCTATTTGCGGCTAAAGCTGCGGCGGGCGGACTTGATCCAGAATTATCAACATCTATCCAAACGCCAACGGACCCATTTTTATCATAAATAATAAAAGATGTTCGATCCAGGCTCCCGGCTGTATCAGCAATCGTAGTTATGGTGCTTTGTTCATGCGATGTAAAGCTATTGGCGCTTATAGAAAGTAGAGACTGTGGAGATTCTGCTAAGGCTCCTTGAAATTCTATAGCTATTGTGCCGCTTGAAAAATTACCAGTTACAAGAACATTTCCTGTTCCAATATTAGCAAGATTCTCAAGCGCAGTCTGAATATCAGTGGCACTTGCATTAAAGGCTAAAGCTGTCGTTACTTCACTGCCGAAAGCAATGGTAATCGTGCCATCTTCTGGAATTGTCGAAAATGTAATTTGTTGAATATTATCGACACCAGCCAAAATCGTTACGTCTGCATCAAGAACAAATCGCGCATCACTATTTCCAAAAACAGAAGCAATAGAATCCTTTGGAATAATGGTCCCTATATCCCCAAAAAGGGTAGCTGTTAGCTTGGATTTGGTTGGATCTTTTCTAATGGTCCCCGTAATAGAGACCACATTATCAAGATTGGAACCTTCGGATGAATCAGGATATTGAGAATTATATACTTGTTCCAAAATCTCCCAAATGCTACCAAGTCGTTCAGATAAAATTCCTACATATTGGCCAAAAGGTCTACGCGCATCCAAATCAATGCCATCGCCAAAAGCGGCGCGCAAATCGCTCTCTACTTCACTCTGAACATCAGAAGTGCGCTTGGCAATAAAACCTTGTGAAGTTACTCCAAAGCTCATGGCAATGACTCCGAAAAACTAATAATCCCATCAGTGCTAAGGAACCGACCGGATACCAATAATTTACGCTCCGCCTTATCATATGCTAGGGAAAATTCTTCTATAGAAGTTATCCCATCAGAATTGGCGATAACGCTAGCTAAAACACTTTCGATATCACCAGGATTAGGATTCTTACGTAGAATCCGTGAAAACCAGGGCACGCCTATTCGGGCATCTAGAAACCATTCGCCTACAAATGTTTTCAGATTTGTTTTGACTATTTGCGCTATTTCTTCTTTTCCAGAAGTAAACTGGACTTTGCCCCCCACAATGGACAAGTCACCGGAGTCATCAAGTAGAAAATTCATGCTATACCTCTACTTGGATCGACAAGCGGGTTCGATGGGCTATCCGAATCTGTCCCGCTGGTGGTAATAGTTAACAATAAAAAAGCTTCGCGCATGATCTTTGGAAATTGTGAATCATGAGCTGGCGGCAATGCCTCAAGCTCAAGTAATTTGCTTTTGCCAGCCGCGATTGACGCCGGATCAATAACAGTGGAAGCGACCACGGACCATGTAGTGGTTGGCGAAGGGGTGCCAATATAGGAACCATTAGCGACGGCCACTATCGTTGAAAGAATGGCGGTCTCCCAGGCATCAGCAAATTTTGGCGTAGAATCCGATGCCTTAGGGATTGCTTCAAGCTGGGTAGAAAAAGTAGCTTTATCGAAGGTAAAAGAAAGCCCCCCTCCGCCTATACCCGGTAATTCTGTCTTTGCGCTAACGCGAGAATCAACCCATGAAGCAAAAGACGGCGCCCATTCCGAAGCGCCCGCATTTTGCAGCGCTTCAAATGTAGAAACCCATATATTTAGCGCATCAATGCTCATTGCTTAATAAGCCCAAGTTTTTGCTGTATAGCCCCAAAATCTGCCGTATTAACCGGAATGCTCGAATCTCCTACACGAGTTAGAACGGTCAATTTCTGAATAGCCGTTAGCATTTGATCGATCAAATCCAATAAATCAATTGAGCCATTGCCAACGGTCACTTTGCCGGTCTTATCGACAGTAATTAATCCAGCCCCTGCGGCAATTTCCACACCATCTTGCTTGACGGTAACTTTGCCAAGCAAATGTCTAATTACAAGATTATCGCCGTCAATAACTATGGGATCGGCTACCGGGTAGACACCAGGGATAGCTATGGCATCTGAAATATCCTGAGTCCTCGGATCATCCGGAGAAATAATCCCTCCAGATTGTTTCCATTTGTCCAAAGAACGCTGAGAGAAAATAAGCAGGACAGTATCGCCTTTTTTAATTGGAAAGGTAATAGCCGCTTGATTCGCTCTCGGAAAAGCTACAGGTACTTGGTTGATGATTGGCAGTTTTACAATTTCCTCATTTTCCGAATATTTTCTTTTAAAAACAGGCTGTACTGATGCGAAATTTGTAGCGCTATCATAACTCTGGATTTCACCTGGCATAGCTGTATTGATATTTAATAGTGCATCTTCTATAGCGACTCGAATAACTTCGGAAAGTGTCGGCGTTTCATTTTTTGTCTGAGTCATTTGAATGACTCCGCTTCTACCTTGGAAAACCAAGGTCCGTCATGAGTATCACCCTGCATCACAACTTTTCGGCATTTAAAAAAGCCATTATTTTCATTTGTTCCGATTACACTGATAAGACGCCCCGGCCTAAGCTTCGAATTTAATAGATTTGTGAATTCGATACCCTTATCGGTCTTGATGATGTTACTAATTAGGCCAGTAGTTGGACTTATAACCACAGCTGTCTCTAGTGTGGTCTCACCATCTGGAACAATTTGCACGGCACCGTCCTGAACAGACCAGCCGAAGCCAAAACGCTTAGCTAGCTTATCGATCAAGTCTTTGGCTTTACCCGAGAAAGAAAAACCCCCAAGGGCCGAGTCTGTAACAGCTATAGTTTGTGGCCCTAACGATAAGCCTAGTCCTGCTATAGCTTGCTGAATAATGGCCTGAAAGGGAGTCCCGGCTGACCAGCTTTTTTCAATATGGGATGTCGTTAGCTTCTTTTCACCATCCCCGCATTCTATCCTTGTAAGCCAATCTGGTGATTGCCTAATGGATATGGCCTTGGCAATATCTCCTAGAAAAATTTGCTCAATGGCCTGAGGATAGCCTGCCTTAAGGCTAACTGACATATCCTTTCCTTCAAGAAATCGACGGGAATCACCGTTCAGATTGAATACCTTTATTACCGATTTGTTAGCCGATGATTCACTCGTTTTATCAATAGTGAATTGTATGCGCAGACCTGTAAAATCCTTACCAATCCCTTGCTTGGTAAAGGCTGTTAAATTAGCAATTCTGATAAATTGCTTGCTCATACCGACTCAACATAAAATAGCTTAACGTCATTCCCTAAATCATCACGCGCTGCCTGCTTATCTTCTCCCGATTCATCGAGGGCAATCAAATCACCTGGCGGCAGCCTGGTATCCTTGAAGCGCCTTAGCAAAGGAATTTTCGTCAATATAGGAACGCCCACAATGATAGGAGAGCTATTTTCATCATAAATATCCAAAATCCAGCGAGACATGCGCGTGTCATATCGAACGGTCATATTATATAGCCGCGATTCTAGTTCAACTTGCATATCATAAGCCGGAATATCTGACCTAACCGGCATTACCAAAGTGCTCAAATCAGCCCCCCGACAATGAATCAACAAGTTGTGCTGCTAGGCTGGCATTATTAGACTGCGCCGCCGACGCAGCTTGTGTGGCCTGTTTTCCAAGATTGGCCTTACTAGCTGCCGAAGCTGATACCGCTTTATCCAAAATATTTTCGGGGACCTGAACAGTGGCGCTATTAACAATCTGAATTTGTTCGAGCTGCATGGAAAATCGCAAAGATCTTCCATCTTGAATATCTTGCGGAGCGGAATACTGAGTAATAATAAGATTTGTAAGAACTTGCATTCTCGATGTTACGCTCACAAGGGCACGGTCTTGTTGCAAAGCAAGTAAAAAATTGTGGACCTTGCGCGGAAAGTCACGGTCACCAGGCGCCCTATTTGCCACCTGTGATGCAAGACCAGCACTAGGCGGAATATCCGGTGAAAGGGCTAGGTTTGTGGCCTCAGACAAAATAGCGGCGGAACCAGCAGTTGAGACAAAACCCGCAAAAGGTCCTCCCGTTCCACCTGTAGCAGTGCCAATAGCACCTGCCCCAATGCTGCTAACGAATGATGCGAAAATGTTCATATCATCTTCGCTAACAAAACCATCGAGGGAAAAGACTAGATTTTCAAGCTTGGCATGGTCTGTAATATCGGCGCCGGATTCTACCGGATTTTTTGATATTGTGACGCTGCGAGACGGAACAAGTCTGAGGGCCGCATCAAGCTCAAGGCGGGGTGAGGGCCCATCCTCATCAATACGCCCGATGGTAACCCTTTGCGGTTGCCCTCCGGTTATAAATCCTAAAATACTCATAGCTAACCTTATTCGGCTATAGCCGGTTTCAAAGTCCTATGGCTCTCACGCATGGTGTTATCCATGGATTCTTTGAGCGCGCCCCCAACAGCATTTTTCAATTGGTCTTCGCTAAGATTTGTCCCGTTTATATTGACAACATTGCTTACATTGACGGGATTCCCGCCACCAGCGCCACCGCCTAGCTTGCCTGATAAGCCAGGCAATAGGCTCCTAACATTGAATCCCGTTTCACGACGCAGTCTGTTTAGACCACTAGCAACACCTTTTTGCTGCAATTCTTGCATGGTTATAGAACCATTTTTTAATGCTGAAACTAAATTAGGGTTGAACAGGGGAGATTTGGGGTTACTAAATTGTTTTAGAGCTTTTTGTATAGAAGGATTTCCGCTGAAAGAAGATTGGGATTCCACAAGCTTTTGAGCCTGTGAAATTACTTCAAGAGGAAATACTTGTGAAGTCTGCTCTAGCCCAAAGCGCTTGATAAAATCAGCGGCTTGTCCTACTTGATTTTCATGCTGTTTTAGATCGAATTTTTTCTTTTGATTCTTTTTTGACGTTATCCCCAAGGCCGAAGCAAGCAGTGGGGCTCGATTGGCAAATACTTCCACAATGCCATCAAAAATGGCTTCACCGATTTTAAAACCAATTCTTGTCAAAACGGCAGATGTTTGAAGGGCGATATCAAGAGCCGATAATAGCGCTTCTGCTAGTTTCTGCCTATCTGGTGCAAAGGCATCAGCGGTTAGAAATTCCGTTATTTTGCCTACTATTTCTTTAACCTTGCCGACAATCTTTTGCTCAAAATTATCTAGAGCCTTGAGAAATTTTGGCGCGCCCTCATCAAAGTTATTTATGAGCCGCCCAACCAAGGAATCCCGACCCTGGAAAAAGGCTATAACATCTTCGATTAGGAGAAAAATCCCCGCAAGCGCCGCGCCTATAGCTAAAGGTATGGCAAGGGCTGTTGCTTTAAGTGAAAGAAGGGCAAAAGCAGCTGATCTAGACTGTAGAATAAACATTCCTAAATTTTTTGCAGCGCTAAGAGCGGCTATGCCTATATCCCCAAAAAATCCTAATACTCGCACCGCCACAAAAAGTGTTAGGGCAGTCGTTGCTAAGCGCGCAGCATTTTCAAAACCCCCTAATGCAGTTATTGCAGCGCCTAGAACATGCCCAATGGCTAAGCCTACTTTAACCATTTGTTTCATGCCATTTACTACAACACGAATGAAGCCAATTACTTTCGATTGGACTAGTTTTTTATTAGCTTCAACCCATTTGATGGCTATATTCAAATAACCCTTTGCTTCTGGAAGCAAAGAGTTACCAATGGTTATACTTGTTAGCTGTATTAAATCCTGGAAATTCGACCACACACCAAGGAGTGTGTGACTTTGTTTTTCCATAAGGCCCGTAAAACGTCCAGAGCCATTTGCTAAATTCTGTAATGCTGCCTCTACAGTCGCAAATTTTACGGCACCTTTTGAAACAAGACCTTGCACAGCATCCTGTGCGACGCCCATTTCCTTAGCTACCGCCTCAAGAATAGGGACACCGGCCTCTGTAAATTGACGTATTTCTTGACCTCTTAATTTGCCAGCTGTTGCTACCTGCCCAAAGGCTAGGATTAGATTTGGTAGCTTATCTTTTCCTACGCCAGCCGCCACATTGCCCAAAGCTGTTAGGGTAGGGATTAATTTTTCTGATGCTATATTATAGGCTAATAGTTGCTTTGCTCCCTTGAATACATCACCAATTCGAAAAGGAGTTTTTATTGCAAAATCTAGAAGATCTTTGGTTAACGTCTTAGCCTTGCCAACACTCTGTAAAAGAACTTCGAAAGCAATCTGAATTTGCTCAAAATCACCGGCCTTTTTAAGCAAAAAGCCTATGCCAGCGCCCAAGCCAGCATAGGCTAATCCGATTTTGCTTGTTAAACTCCCGAGGCCCCTAAGATCATTTTTGACCTTATTAATGCGCCTGTCCATTCTCTGCAACGGCCTATCGTCAACGTGGAAGCCCCACCGGGTTACTATCTCACGTACCGTTGCCATAGGATTCCCTTCCTATTTTCTTATGGCCTGCATTTCGGCTTCATGACGTTTTCGCTCATGTGCCTCGGCTTCATCGACAACATCCAAATACTCATGTGCATCTAATGCATCTTTTAAAGAGTAATGGGTATCATATTCAGCCAGAGTACAAATCTTGCGACCTACCAGTCTCCATTTAAAAAGGCTGATATTTAATTGGCCGGGGTCGAAGCCGTTACCCGCACTCCCGGAGTGCTTTTTAGTACCTCGGGAGTGCCGTCGAAAAAATCTTTATATTGTGCCTTAAGAATTTGCAAAACCACTTTCATTAGGTGGCCGATGCGGCCCATGAAATAAGTTTCATATTGGACCTTCACACCATTGGCATGAAGCCCATCGCAAAAACTGCGCACTTTCAAAGATACTTCTTTTTCATTGAGCTTAGTAAAAAGCTCTTTAATGGCTGGCGCCAGAAGTTGGAAATCAACATCCATATCTAAAAGGTCTTTTACCGAGTCAACTTGGACAAAAAGGCTTGTGATACTCTCACCGCAAAGCTTGATTAGCCAAGCTAAGTCCTCAATTGCCTTATCCGGGCTCCACATATTGACTTGATATTCAATATCGCCTACGCGAAATGTCTCGCTGGTTCTCATTTGCGGACCCTTCTACTATTTATTTAAGCGGCGTCTGTGCCGCCGCCTGTTAGAATCAATTCACCAGTCTCAAGAGTCCATTCTCTATTGCCAACATCTTTACCCATGCCCCTATCCGCAGGCTTGACAATCCAAGCTTGAGCCGCGGCTGCAATCTCGCTGCCATTATTGTCTTTAACGGCAACGGCTACTTTCCCGCCATTGTTAAGTTCATCAGCAGCCGCAAAACCCTGCAAAACTGCATTGGATAAGCTTGTCTGTAATAGCGTCAGCGTAAATTTGCCGCTTCTGTCATTTGTCTTAGCTCTTACTTGTTCACCGTCTGCGCCACCAACACGGCTATAGGTATCATTATTACGCGCCACGTTGATGAAAGTTCCATCGGCAAATCCGCTAACGATATGCCCACCAATGACAATGGATACCTCGTCGGGATCATATGTTTTAGCGTTACCCATCTTCTAACCCCTTTCTTTAGAATGTCTGCTTAAAGTACCAATGTTCCCGCGATGGCTACCTTTTGAATAGCACCGGCTAAAGTACCTTCAAATTTGACATTGGGCAGCAAGCGGTTGCCCTTATCTACTGTAGAAATTTCTGATACTTTTGGAGTCGTAATGGTAAAAACTGGATCTTCTGCAAGAATACCATTTGTAGTCGTTGCCGTTTGAAGCACAGCGCGCATGGCAGTCTCAACCTGTGCAATCCCTTTTTCCGTATAGGGGATTTTATCGGCATTCACCAGGACGGTAAAAATTTCTTCCTTCATTCTAACCTGAATGAAATCAGATCCCCGGATTACGTCGATCCATTCGCCAGAAGCAACCTTGCCATCTTCGGTAATATTAAGACCAGCAACCGTTGTATATGTCATGAGATTTTTGGCAAGCACGGCAGTTTTCTGAGTGCTCGTCAAAGAATCTACCGTTACCCCAACCAAAGTTTTATAGGCCCAAGTAATGGAGCCGGGATCTTTTGGAAGCTGACCACCGAGTAGGGCCATTTCAGGATGTGTAGTAGCTGCATCACCAGAATAAAGACCAATGCTTCTATCCTCGCTAGAAGCCTTGAGCGTGCTACCGATATCGGTAGAATCAGCTGGGTCAAGCACTTCTGCGGCATCAGTAGAATAGGCGAAAAGCTTGACTTGTGGGCGAATGGCCGCAGCCATGGCCACCTGATCAGCTTTTGCCTTGGAGGCAATGCCAAGGCCATACCAATCATCGCCACCAGCAATATTCTGTGCTCTGGTAACCGATGCTGGGTAATCCAAAAGCTCATCAAAATATTGTACCAAAGACAGTGTACCAGTAGGCTGAGAAGCGCCGCCGGTAACACCAAGATTTGCTACTACAACTTCGGTATTGATGGAAGCACCCGTAAAAGTAACTGATTTGGCAGTTACATCATCTGTGGCTGAGGTTACACCTGCCTCTGCGGCAATTGCAGTGGCCAGGTCTGCCAAAGTTGTGTTGCTATTAGTATTGAATGGGACAACCACAGTATTTCCATCAATATCGATGCTGATACTGTTGCCTGTAACAAAATCACTATCAAAAGTAATTGTCTGAATATGCGGAAGGTCTTGGCCCTTTTTGAGGACATAAAGTTTTGTAGGTCTTACTTCCTGCCCAAAATATAGTGATGCTGCCTTTATGGTATCTGCTCCGGCCAAAGTATCGCTTACTACTTCATTATTATCGGAATAGACCTTGTAAAATCCAGAAAACACCGCGTCTGCACTCACAAAAGCGCCTGCCCCAAATCCTTTACGGGTCGGGACGCTTGTTTCCCGCGAGATAGTTACATTAATGATGCTGTCCAGTGACATGGCGATACTCCCTATGGTATGTCAGTAGGTCCAAAAATAATGTCATCAGCGTTACCGTCCATGTCACTGTCAAAAGCACCAGACAATTGGACATGCTCAATGACACCAGGGTCATCAGTGCGGTCGATTCTAAGCCTAAGAATTATATCTAATTTGGCGCGTGGCTCCGTTTCATTTTCAATAATCTGCGACAAATCGACTATGCTATCGGAATGAATAACGGCTAGCCCGGCATCTTTTAGACGCTGAATGACCGTAGGCTTTTGCAAAGAAAGCTCGACGTCGGTCAAAATATCGGTAGCCCTTATCTTATCGCTTAGATCATCATAGTTACCAACAGGCTTGCCTACGGCATTGACGCTGATAGTAAATTCTCTGTGACTGCGAATGGTAAAAGGAGCTGTGGCATTGGCAGCAATTTGTTCATCATGACCGCCAATTTTTACCAAGCCAGTAAGCATTTTGAAGGATACAAAAGGGGGATCGGGCCTGGGGTCGCTCTCACCCTCGATAACAACTGTCAAATCGGTTGCTTCTGAAAGCCAAGCTAAAATAATTTCCCGAATCTCATTGAAAATGTCTTTTATATTTTCATCGGCCATCAGTTTTTGACCCTTGCCGCAAACGCTTTGTGATGGGTCAGACCAAGTCCTTGCCAATTCTCAGAATGGATAACTTCGAAAAATTCTCCATCAATTGTAAGCACGTCAGCGCGTTCCTTGGCATGGTCATCTGAGACCAATAAGCGCACATCCGTATAAAGTTTGATAACATGATCTTGGCGCCTACCTTCGGGCAGAGTTTCTAGGTCTCGGCCTGTCATAGGCTGAACCACTGCCTTAGTCGTGAAAGGTGGCATGGGCTTAGAATGCAATTTCCCGCCTGTCCATGCTCCTTTCTCGAATCTTTGAATGCTTATCTCAATACCACCTAAAGCATATCCAATTAATCCATTGCTCATTTATCACCGTCCATTTCTACACGATGTCTAATGCTAGCCCGCATCAGACCGGTATCAATGAGCGGATTACTTGAGCCTTTATGAGCAATGGTGGCAGGCTTATTTGGCGGATCTTTTAGATCAGTTATTTTCTTTCGAATTAGAGTGACAATTTTTAGACCTAAAATATTTAGAGCGCGTTTTGTGGTCATGCGCCCTTCTGCAAGTTTAAAAAAAAGCTCTTTATTGAGCTTCAATAGGGCTTGCCTATTTTCATCCATAGTAGAACGAATAAAACTACGTTCTGGAATATTAGCACCTGGCGCGCCAAATTCATTGAAAGTAGCAATATCAGCTATCGTAGTCCCGCTATCACCATGCAATCCGGCATCGTCTTGGATACCTATTTTTACAATAGGCCCACGCTTTGCTAGACGAAGTTGCGCCAAAAACTTTTTATATCCTCGATCAATATCTTCAATAACTATTGGCATCCTGACACCTGTGGCGTAAGGATAATAGTGCGGCGAATTCGAAGATGTTCGCGTCCAAAGCTTGTCGAATTAAGCTCGTGGATATTTGAACCGCCAGAGCCGCTTGGCGTATTAAATTCAATGGAGGCATCGCCAAGGCGGCGCTTGCTAATTTCTCCCGAGGCACCATTTCGATCAGCAATTTCCATTTGATGGGCTATGAGTAGGGCCGCAGCATATTGAACACGGGCACTTGTTCCCCAGACAATTTCATCCATAGTATCGAGAACGATAGCCTTGAAAGTTTCAAAGCGCGCATCGCCGATATATTTTGGGGCTACGGATTCAAATAAATCTCTTGGGATATCGATAGCCACGGCCCTACCCCTTAAGCATTAACAGCTTGCCTATTATCCTTTTGGCGCACGGTAGCTTTTTCAATTTCGCCAATCTTAGCATTGATGGCTGAAAGAATACCGGGACGCGATTCTGCACTTTTCCATTCTTCTAGAAGAATTGGATTGACTGTTTTTGCAACGATCAATTTGGCATCTTTTGTGGTCAAATCGCTAAGGGCTGTTGCATCGTCATTGCCTTCTTTTTCGGAAAGTACAGCAATATCATTAGCCGCCATTAGCTTTTTGACTCTTGGAAAAAGCCTAAGTGCTTGTTCCCAATCTCCTTTAGCCACTTCATTGACACCAGGAGTTAAATACATTGCGGTCATCGGAACACCATCTTTGCTTTGCAAAGGAATGGTGAGCATATTCTGTAGTCTATATTCAATTAGCATGCGCGGACCCTTTGATGATTACTTTGTGAAGCTAGTGCGATCGGGGGCTACTTCTTTAGCCTTTACCTTGCCCCTATCTTCTTTTTCAGCTTTCGTTTTCAATTCCCCATTTTCAAGGCGACGGGCTACGCCCGGCACCTTTTGCATGGCATCCCATTTTTCTGAATCAATTTCATTAGGACCATGCTCCAAAACCCCATGAGGGGTATGAAGCATGGACCCTGCATTTTTTACCAATACTTTGCCCATATCCGCTTTCCTTTCCGGCAAATGCTTTTAGACATCATCCGACTTAGTGATGGCCAATGGGTAATAAATCAAAACACCGCCGATGCGCTGGTGGGCGTTGATAATCATTTCAAGTCCCTCCTCTTGGGGCGGGAATTCCTCATATTCTTGAGGAACCTCAAGGGTAAGGACATCTTCGCTGCGCTCATAGCAAAATGCCGTATCGCTTGCGAGATTTCCAGACGAGTTAGCAGCTGCAAGCTCATTGACCCATTCGGCATCGGTGACAAAACCGTTATTTTGAAGATAATACCTCAAAACGGTAAGGTCACTTTGGTCACTTCGCGGAGTCGAATTAACCAACGTGAATTGAGCCAAAGGCAGAAGCATAGTATTCGGGTTATGAACACCTTTGGATTGGGTCACAACAGTATTGGAAATACTATTGAGATCCCGAACCATTTGCTGCGCAGTCTTACTTGCTAACGTAGTAGCCGAGCCAGCGCCATCAGCCGGAAGCGCAACATTCGGAATATTGGCATTGGTAAAAAATCCGCCTAGCCCATAAGACGAATCACCGAAATAAGCAATGCTATTTTCTTGCTGCAAAACAGCGCGACGAGCAGCATTAGCCTTACGCTGGCGGAGCGGCTTATTGCTCATAGCGGCTGCACGAATTTCTTGGACATTAAAACCATAAGAAGCGCCTAGAGACTTCACAGGGCTAGTAAATTCTTTGCCCTTGACATCAGCTCGCGGCAAATCTTTGGCATAGTTGGCAATGATTCGAGCCATACCAACTTGATCGAATTGCTCATAAACAATCGATTCGGCGCCGGGTCCGGCTTCGAAAGATACCGGAAGTAGGCTGCGGGCTTTAAGCGCAGCAAATTTAATATCGAAGGAACGGGCCTTTAGAAGGCCAATTGCTTCTCGAAAAAAATTGTCTGGTCTGAATCCAGATGGACATAATCGCGTTTCATGGCATCCCTTCCTTTATCGCCGTCACTTACGGCATGTTGATAGCGAGCAAGGCAATGCCTGCGCCAGTTGTGGACGATTCAAACCGAGCATTTGGAACAGCTACAGCATTAGCCGTATCTGCATCGCTTCGGAAAGCTCCAAGCTGATCAAGTCCACCATTAACAGTGTGACGCGCAAAAGCATCAGCGCCACGACTAACAGCTTCCTCGACTACAACCCAAATATAACCTTTATCGACTACTGGAACGGCCGATTTCGCGGGCCAAGCCGGGTTAAGACCGTCACCAGGTGTGCTTTCGAAAGCATGGCTATGGCCAACAACTCCCGCGACGGTAGCCGTGGTGATATCGCCGGCAGCTGCCGGATGCTTAACCCCGTCTTCGCCACTGGCTGTATCAAGGCTAACAAGGCGGCCAAGATAAAGCACACCAGCATTAAAGCCGGTGCGGGCATGATTATCACTGGAATCACCGAGTAGCCCGGCAAATCCTTTACTCATGTTAATAGCTGGTGCCGTTGTCTGAGACATAATTAATTACCCTCCCGCTTGGCGAACGGACACAGAAAGCGGCTGCATATGCGCTTTACGTGACTGTTCCATATGATCGTTTCGAGTATCCTCATAGGTCTTGATGGTACCAGCATTGTCAGCATCAGCTTTTGCTTTATCTGCAATTGCAGTAGTCAATGGGGCCGTTTTATTATCTTTAGGCGATGCTTCGATAATGGCATCGAAACGAGCGGTGACATAATCGTCACTTTTTCCCTCAGCATCGAATTTCTCTGATGTCGCTTTAATAACGGCAATCTTGATATCCCGATCATCCATGTCATCAAGCTTGGCCACTGTGTCATCATCCAAATGCGGCTTAGCGGATAGCACAAGATTGACGCGGGCCTTTGTAAGTTCCTTAATGCTCGGAGCATTTTCGGTATCCTTACGGACCTTTTTAAGTTCTTCGCTAGCCTGGTCATACTTGGCTTGGACTTCGTCAATTTCTTTTTTAGAATCAGCCTTGGCCGATTCTAGCTTCGATTTGGCAGTGGCTAGGTCACTATCCCTTTTTTCCAGAGACCTTGTGATTGCCGCCGCCAAGGTTTCGCTGGCCTCGTATTCGACGCCATCAACTCGCACCTTGGTCATCGTCCTACCTCCATTAGGTTTACTATCTCGGTCAATGGGCGGCTCACCGTCCCTAACCAATTCCGCATCTTCTGAATCAATACGCAAGCGGACGGACCTACCAGCCCGTCCGCGTGGAACCATCGCAAGGTGGTTGTATCTAATATTAGACTGGCGAGCGTCATAGGGTTGTCCATTCCATTCACCGGGCTCATCTAAAACGTCGCATTTGTATCCGCAGGATACTTCTCGAATGCCACCTTTTTCAACATCTTTAATTGCTTGTTCATCCATGATGATAGCATCAGCGGCAATATAGACATCTTCGCGGGTCACCTTATCACTGACTACACCAACCATGAATTGCTTGACGTTTTTTGCGTCAACAAGCTCACTCGGATGTCTATTTGTGAAAGGAACACTTCGCAAGGTATCCATGGAGTCGGCTTTAAAAACATCATCAGGATGCCGAAGCTCGCGGCGAACGGTGCCATCCGGTAGCCGATAATTAAAAATACCGGCTCTAGTAGCAAAAACTGGCACGCGCAAAAAGCCATTATCAGTACGCTCTGCTTTTGCATCATTCTTATATGTATGAAACCTATTAGCTGTTTTCATCGCTAAGTAAGTCCTCTAAAATTGGCTCTGCATAACATCGACACTGGAAATCCTCGCCTGGATGGCCCGTATCAATTGGCGGCTTATCCCATGAAAACGTCTTCCCTTCTTTAACTCGATGCGTAAATCGGACTCTTTCATCGAGTGACGTTCTCCAAATATATCGGGTTACCCCAACTTCTTGCTGTCGAATCCTAGTTAGCTGGCCATTTAGCTTAGATATTTGGTCGCGAGCAATAAGCTTCAAATTTGCATCGGTCTTTCCAATTCGCTTTCGGATAAGCTTCTCGACTTCTTTAGCTGGAAGCCCAGTACGGACCGATCTAAGCACAATGGCTCTAATTGCATCAATATGCCGTTCTGACAAGGATTTGATTAGTGCAGCATTTTCTGCGGCAAAGGATTCAAAAACTTTGGATAATTGGGGCTCATTACGAAATACATTTACCTCAAGTGTCCGGCCAAAAGCTTTATCATTCTGAGTCCTATTAAATTCCGCTGCTTGTCTTGCTTGTTGTTTCGCTATTCTTTTTCTTTCATCTTCTGTGAAATCTCTGCCAAAAACAACCAAAATTCCATCGAGTAAAGTTTTTAGATCATCTGAAAAGGCATCTAGCCGAAATGGGGAAATCTCGTTCTGTGCTGTTCTTAGAAGTTCTGGGAGTCGATTAATGAGCCGCAATTGGACAAGCGAATTGAGTAAAGAGAATCTTTTGGATAGGTCTCTATAATATTCTCGCTCAATTCCTACAGGATGTAAAAATCTGGGGATTTTTATCTTGAAAGAGAGCCCCCGCGCCGATAGCCAAGCTTTCCTCTTAGCAAGCGCCATTGCAATTTGGGGCTGAGTCTTTGAGACTAAAAAGCCAAAAGGCATCAGGGAACCCTAATTTGAGAAGTGCTTTTGCTTCTGCCTCGCATTTGGCCACGGTCACCAGGGGGGTTGTCAGCCACACGCTTTTGGTAAATAAAGCTAGGGCCCGTCTCTAATACTTCCGAAGGAGTCTTGATCATATGGATGTGGGCCTCAGTATCAGCATTTGGCTCGGTAGGCCCATATTCGGTCATATGATAATGAAGTTCTTGCCCTTTGCTATTCAATCCGGCATTGATTGGCTCCCCGGTGAGTCCAGTTTCAGTGGTATGGATATGTGTCTCCATAAAAGCATCGGTCCGCGTCGGGATGCTGGGGGGGACGGCCAAGGGCTGGAAGCTCCCTAAATCCCTAAGCTCTAAGTCTATCTCTGTCTGGTAGGAATAAGCGCCTGAACCAAAACGGCTGGCGGCTACCTCGCTAGGATCAAGTACGCCAGTATTGAGATAGATTTCATCAGCTTTTGCCTGATTAGCCCGCGCCTCAAGTTCTTCTTTGCGCGTCAAATGCTCGATCGGTTCAAAATCAATATCATAATTTGGTAATACTCCTCGCGTAGGGCCAGAGGGCATAGTAAAAATGATATCGAAAAGACTACGGAGCCTAGGCTTTAGGACCATAAGCTGCCGGCTGCGAACCAAATCATAATAAGTTTTCTTTTCTGATTCGCCAGTAGCCCCTAATCCACTGGGTGAATCGCCAAGCAAAATGGTATGCGGATATTCAGTACTGGCAGTAAATCGGCGAGAGAGTCTATCGAGCGTATCGGGAAGACCAGCAAGACTTGTGCTCTTGCGCTCAAAATCTTCGCCATCAGCATCAATTAGGCTAGCGCGTAGCACGCTGCGGGCCATTTCCAAAGCTTGTATTCTACGCTGCAATACGTTCAAGCCATCCGGCGCCGAGACGATATCGGCAAGACCTTTGATCTTATAAACAGCTTGTGAAAAATCTACCATGAGGGCTGATGCCGATTCATAAGAGCCTTGGAAATCTCTAATGTCATCGCGTAATGCGTTCAGAATGGAATCATGCCAATAGTAATTTCGTATGAACATCTGGCGCGGGAGCTTTATTCCGTCAAATCGAATCAGCCTACTTGCATGAATCTCAGCACCAGCTAGATCATTTGATTGAAAACCATTAGTAGTCATCCTAGGGGTAATCAGATAAGTCTCGGGCAGGCCAAAATTTTTACTTCTCGCATCGACATTTATGAGCCTTGGATGAAGTTCGAATCTATTCAAGAGAGTTAAATATTCAATTTCTTGGATTCGTCTCGCATCTAACGGTTTAGTCAAATCAATAACATTATCGCGCGCACCTATGACCAAAACGGCACCGCCATAGAGACGTCCCCATTGGAGCCCATCTAAATATTTATTGGAATTATCTGTTACAGTTAGTCCTTTATAGATATCAATAGCTTCATTCAATGCTGAATCATCAGCATCAGAAGACGCCAGGTGGAATCCCTCGCGCATCATGTCTTCTGGTAGCTTATTGACAATTTTCTGCGCCATTTCATCGGCTGCGTATAGGTTTTCAATCTCAAGCTCTTGCATAAGCTCATAAATTGCCGTCGCTCCAAGCCGTTTATCAAGGCTTGATCTACCGAGCCCGGTAAGAATATTTTGCCAGCCATCAAGTCGAAGTGCTTGGCGTACTTTCTTAGTTAGGCTACCCATTTATTTTGCCTTTCTTATCCCGGGTAAAAATGATCGGCCTAAAACGGGCATCAAAACTAGCTTTTGAACGAGTATATAGCTTGCGTGGCTTCGATTTATCAGCATCGGCCATATAGAGAATACCCTGAATCCATTCTAGAGTATCTGGACACTTAAATAAGCATTCGCTTATTTTTATATATAGAAGTCCATTTTCTATATGCTCATACAAAAGCATCACAACTCAGATAAAGCTCTAAAACCGAGCCCTTCATTTTGTTCCATGCGCAGGAGCGCTTGTGTTGTGCAGTCCACCTGATCATCATTCTTACCCTGAGGAAATTTAGCCCATTCGTCAATATAATCATTGATCCAAAAGGAATTTTCTGGTCTAGGCAAATAAACATTCCCGCTTTCGATTTGCGGCGCTGATGCCTGTGCCCGGGCCACCTTGCTAGCCCTTGGATCATAGGGTACTACTCCCGATACCTTATTTTTGAGAACATCGATAACTGCCGAGCCGTTGGCTTTATCTTCGATCAATATGGTTCTGGCCTTGGGATATTTGGACTTCATTCTAAGAATTGCTTTCACCGTCTCCGTGAAAGACAGCTTCGAACGGAATTGATCCACAAGAAATTTATCGGCACCCTTACGGCACCATGTCTGGATAGCTACATAATCTGATGTATCGAGATTTTTGAAAGTACAATCGACGCTAATCAGCCATTGGTCTGCATATTTTGGCAACGAATCATAATATTTCCACCATTCGCGCTTAGCAATCGTACCGCCCTCAGTATAAGGCAATTGCTGGAACAAAGCCGCCCAATCTCTTGAGCTTGCTGCGCGCTGCGACATCAGAAAAGGCAAGTCATATTTGCTTGCCCATAGCGGCTCCATATCCGCTCGCTTATCATTGACGTTTCTAGGAAAATACTTATTGCCATGATCTATTAACGCTGGAAGGTCTAGAATTACCCAATTATCTGCATCCGGTAAATTTTTCATCTGTTCAAGCAAGCGCCCTTCCAGGCCATCCTCATGCCATCTAGTTAGAGTCAAGCAAATACCGGATTTGGGGCTATTCATTCTTGTGCGAAGAACAGACGTGTACCATTTCCATAAATTTTCTCGGTGAGTGACACTGTCAGCTTCTTCTCTGTTTTTTATCGGATCATCGATGATAGCCTTAGTAAAGCCAAAGCCAGTCAAACCGCCACCAACGCCGATTGTCTTCATATAACCGACAAAATCTCGCCTAACTAATTCAAAGAAATCGGCTGTTCTTCTCGGTGTCCGGCCATTAAATTCCATGCCTTTTTGGAGTATCTTTGATTCTGGAAAGACAAGAGAATATCTCTCATTGTCCATAATTGTCTGAACATCAAGACACATGGATGATGCAAGACTCGCCGAATATGAAGACAATACGATTTGTTCGTTTGGATTTCGTCCTAGCATATAGGCTGGCAAGCGCCGACTAACAAGCTCACTTTTTCCATGCCTAGGAGGCATAAAGACCATGAGCCTAAGAATATCGCCGCGTGCAAAAGCATCGAGATATGCACATAGCACTTCATGATGCCAATTCACTTCATAATCTGTTTTTGTATAGCGCGTAAAAGCTAATAGGCCTTTTCTAGCTTCCAATATTGCAGACTGTTCTGCATGGAACAAATCACCTTCTGATTCAAGCAAATCAAGTTCTGCTTGTTCCTCAGCGCTTAGCATGATTCTACCTGATTCCTAGCGCATTCTATGCAAAAGCGTGGCTTATTATTGGGCGCCTCAAATATTTTGGCCCAACAAATAACGCATATAGCGCCAGCATCAAATAGTTTTATAACTGTATCGCAGGGTAGGCTACGCAAATGAGTTTTAGCAGCATTAGTCTGTTTTTCGCTAAGACTTGCCGGGGCTAATAAAGCCATGCGCAATGGTCGGCAATTATCTGACATTATTTTACCTGAATCTCGATTGCTTTTTGATTTTCATCGGCATCGCGCTTTGCCCGTAATTCTTGTAAGCGAGCAATACGTTGTTCCGGACTCATAGAACCTATAACTTCAAAAATTTTCAAACGGTGATCATGAGTGATTGCCCCATCATTATAGATTTCTTGGCGGTCTTTCCATTCATCAGGTCGCTTATTTTTTAGCCAGAAAGCAGCCGCTCCAGTATCTGGCAAATGCGTTCTTTCTTTTAATTCTATAAGAGTTTGTTTTCCCGTTTCAGGGTCAACATCAAATTTTCTTTCCTCTGTTGTGCCGCCTACTGCCTTATCAAACACGGCTCGCTCTACCATGTCCGAGGCCAAACTCTCCTGTAATTTTATATCTATGCGCAAATCTGGATTTTCTACAATCCATCTAGAAATAGTGCCCTGAGAAACTCCGATAATGGATCCAACTTTAACTTGCGAATATCCGCGAGCTATAAGCTTGGCAACCATAGTTTTTAAAGCTGGAGTTAGTTTGGTAGGATTTCCGCGTCGGAGACCGCCATCTGCACGTTTATGTGCTGGTGCTAATACATTTTTAGCTCGATTCCTACTCCCATAGGGAGCCCCATGCTTTTTACTTTTCTTTTTCTTGGTTTTTTTCTTAGCCTTTTTGGCCAACTCTTTAGGCTTTGCTCTTGGCATGTCTCAAACCTTCTACAAGCTGCCTTTCTGGTGGAAACCATCCTCTAGCTGTATGGATGCGCGAAAGTTTATGAGTATCAATAAGCCAATAATGCCCGCAAGCTTTACAACGCGGGCGTTGACCATAAGTAAGCCCTTGACCTAAACTATCATCAAAATTATCAGAGACAATCTGCTGTCCAGGTGCCAAGTCATTTTTTAATCGTGCAATAATAGGACTAGGACATTTCGGATTTGGGCAAGTAATAATAGCGCCTGAATTCAGAGTGAAATACTCGCTTAAAGATACCGATTTCAAAGCTGCAAATCCTTCTTAGTAAGAACAAAAGCTAAATGAAGCATAATTATCAGAGCAAGAGATTTTGAAAAATTGAGAAGAAGAAAAGGCATTAATGCTTTTGCCAGAAACCACCACACGCTAAGCAAAATGAAAAAGCGGCCAAAATGCCAAATTCGAGCACGACGGCGCAAGCGTAAACGCTCATTTGGTGTAAGCACTCTTGCGTATGCGTCCATTTGGTTCTAACTCTCCAAAAATTTCAGATGCGCAATCAAGCATGTATTCGGCCAAAGTTCGAATCAAATGAGCTTTGCTAGTGTGATAACCTTGTTTTCTAAGCTCAATAACCTTGGCAAGAATTTTCTCTTCAAGACTAATAGGCATTTTTATGCCTACCTGAACAATCGCTTCATCCTCTGCCAGTGGTTTCCGCCCTCCCTTAGGACGATGAGCTTGCGGTGTCTTTGCGCTTCGACGTAAGTTACTCATCAATATCGCCTGTTAGGAGTTTAGTATAGCTAAACCTTAGTTAGCCACAAAAATAGCTTTAAAATCAAGGTCTTTCATTACAGCAAAATCACTGCTTAAGGACATAACCCAAGCCATTTCAAGCATTTGCCTATCTTCTGTAGCCGTCCAAATTCCATCATTTTCATCCAGCCATTGATCTAAAATACCGTCATCAAGCATGGCTGTAGCTTCGGCCCTAGTCGCCAGGTGATAGCCTTCGGGAGCAGAATCGAGTGCATCTTTCCACTGCATTTCTTTAGCTGAAAAAATAGGCAGCCCATTTTCTATTCTTTTATCATCAATATTAATAGTTACTTGCACGTCTACGCTGACACCAGGGATTGAATTCGATGATGGCCGAGCTTCTGGAATCCCTTCTTTTTGGGTAGCGCCACCAGCAATGTCTATATCCTTCTTATCGCTTTGACTATCGGCAGGAGCTTGTTTTACCTCTGTTTTGGGATACTCAATGGAGCCACAGCCCCCAAGCATGCCGAAAAGTCCAATCATGGCCGCGCCAGTTACTGCCCAAAAAAAGATTGCGAAAATGCCCATTGCAAATGCTCCGATAGCCTTCATTTCTTCCCCTTTCATTAGACAAATATTACGTTTTACATTTGGCCAGCTATCTATAGCTTGTGTCATTTCCTACAAACTAAGTGCCCATTTGCGCCAAAATTAACAGCCCTTCCCTCAAGCATATTAAGCTATTCGGGAAGGGCCGAGGAAAAGTTTAACTAAACTTATAAGTTTATGTATTCACTTCTTTTTCATATGCCTCACGCATGTCTTCTGGCATATCCTTGATAGAATAATAGGCATTGCCGGCATAGTCCGTCGCGATAGGTTCTCGTCCATCTGGATCAGGCTGATATGGTGGCATATAACCATGCGGAATAAAAACAGTTTCTAAATATTCTTCTATCTGTGCGGAAAGATTGACGTTTTTCTTTACAGCAAAATCTATTAAGCTTCCTCTAATCCTAACCGAAACATTTCTTCGCTTATCCCAAGACTCTATTCTAACCTTCATCTTGTCTATAGCCATATTTACGTATCCTTATACAAAACTAGCTCTAAACTAGCTCTAAATCTAGCGTAATCGGTCAGAGGTTTCAAAAAGTTTTTTGGCTTTTTCTGTTTATTTTTTAAGCAATCAAAAAAAGCAAGCTTTCGGTTACAAAAATTCGAAAAATCGCTGTAACGGTAAAATCTCTTATATACCAGTAGCTTAAGCACCATTTTGGGGTGTTACGACCACCTGTCGCCTAGAGTTGGTAGATTTTACGTTTGTATTCTCTTTTCTCCAGGTACTATATCTTATAAATATCTCCTCTTATAGAAAAAGTGTAACTGTAACAATAAGATATAAGAAAGAGAAATTATTAGGAAAATTGTGTTTCAAATTTTTGTTTCAAAAATATATTTCAGTCTTCAAACGCGTAACTCTGTTGATATCATTATTCTTATTTTTATATTTCTTTTTCCAAACTCGTATCAAATCGGTCATCACGCGCGTTGATCAAAACCCCCACCTGGTGTCCCCGCGCCAGCACCAGCAACAATAAATCCTGTATGCGCCACTAGAGCCACGGAAAGGGGCCTACAATCGACGTTTGGTATCAAATCAATATCCCAGGGTACCCCAATAGACGAGCCGCCTAGAATTGCTTCTAAGCGGCTCGCTTTACCACCATCCTATTGCCTCTGGCTGGCCTTGGATGTCTATTATTTATACAGGCATTATTTTAGATCATTCCTTTTATCATCGCAACCAAAACCGCCCCAAAAGTTATCCACAGCCCCCTCTGGCGCCCACCAAAATTGCGCCTAATGCCGCATCTCATCATCAATCGCCAAGCCAATTCCATCACCAAATATTACGCCCACAAGTCCCCGCGCAGGATTTCTGGTGTCAGCTTCCCGCTGCACTTTATAGCGGATATCAAAATCTGGAATTTCGCTCCGCAAGCTCTTAGTGAATTTTATGCGACTAACTGGTTTTAGTCCTTGACTTTCAGTTGATAATTTGTATGAGAGATAAAGGTCTTTTAAAATGGCAAATTTTGTATCATCACCATTGACGTGCATATTCTCAGTCATCCAAGCCATGACGGTGTCAGTCTCCTGTCTATAGGCTTCCACGCTCTTTTTGATACTTTGGCTTGCTGTGAATGCCTGGCGCTCTAGGAGCCGCATATAACCTCCCATGGCCATATTGAATATCCCTGGTAACTCATCAATGAGCTTTTTCTCGATATGTGGATCATAACAAGGGGTATCAGCTGTAAATTTGGCCTTAAAAGGCACGATAATGAGCCTTCGATAATATCCCTCGCTGGTGTCTTTCACTTCGGGAAGTTCATTGCAGGCGAAGACGAGTTTCGCCATATTTCGTGAATAATATGGCTCTTTATAGGGGCTCCTAACCTGTATCTCGCCCCCCGTGGTCATGGTCTTAAACATGGCGCTATCAACCATGGCATAGGTAGGCGTTTCTTCTGAAATATTGAATAGTTTCCCGTCCAACAAGGCTCGGCTATATTCCGATTTGACAAGATCGGTAAAGCTCGCCGCGCCATAATTTCCTTTACCGGCTAAAGCCTTCAAAACATTCATAAAAGTGCTTTTACCGTTAGCCCCTTCGCCCACCAGCACCAATGCCTTTTGGGTCCAACAATCATCATTACTCAGGCAATAGCCCATAAATTCCATGAGCACTTTGGCCAGCTCCTGATCCCCGCAAGTGACTTGATCTAGCATCCTGGTGAAAAGCGGTGCCTTGGCATCTGGCTCATATTCATAGGGCAAGACATATCGAAATCCCATATCTGGCGTATGCTCAATGAAGCTCCAATCGTTGAGGTCGAGTATGCCATTGAGAAAGTTCATTTTTCGGCATACCGTTTCATTCCACCAGTCGCTATCCTTTATGTTGCCTCGTTGAATCAGATTTCGAAATTCATTGACCATATTGGTTTTGGCCTTAGGATCAAATCGAAGTTGGGCATATTCTTCGATCATCACGTCTGGCATATGGCGGTAGCAATTGCCCGTCCAAATCATCACCTTCCTTGAGCCATGCATTCCCTTATAGTCAAAATCAAGCTCGAAGCGTTTACGAAGATCATCATAATTAGGAATAAATTTTCCATTGCTGGTGACCGTGTGGAAACCTGTTAACTCAGTTTTTATATGTTCTTGGCCAACGATATTGATCGGAGAAATGATCTTGCCAAAATGCGGGCATTTGGCACATTTGGAGTCAGAGCCCCATTCCGCACTGATATTTTTGCATGTCCTCGGTCCGCTAGCCGCCATAGCTTGCCCGAGCTTTTGATCAGTTTCATCCCTTGTGTAGCCGGGATGTTTTGAGCTTATCTCGTGCGCATATTCCGTAGGCTTTTCGAAACGAGATACAATTGAGAGCCAGGCATACCATTGAGGTTCGGGCAATACGTCGGCTGACGTCGAAGCATGACCCATAAAGAGGCATTCGTTTTTGATGGATTCATCATCAACCTTCGGATATTTCCTGAGAATCCCTGGTGGCACCTGATCTTTGTCAGCGACTATAGGGAGGCCCGATAGGGCTGGAATATCGAAAGAAATGGGATCTATGGCATGGGAAATGAAGTAACAATCACGGTCGGGTTTGTTGGGTTTTCGATTGACGGTGCCAGGTAGACGGAGAATCCTCCGCGCATCCCATATCTTTGGATCGAAGTTGCCAGGGAGATCTGCCTTTTTTAATGCCGCATCAAGTCTATCGAGCACTACCTTATAATGCTGACGAAATTTGTCGAAATATTTTCGATCGGTTATTTCTTCCTTGGTTGCGATAACGAAGTGTAGGCCATTGCCTGAACAAATTACCGCTACTTTATTGCGAGGTAGGGCAAGCTCCTTGAAAAAAACCTCCTGGTAGCCACCAAGATTTTTTAGGTCAATGCCATCGACATCGAAGATTATTGCTCGTTGCCTTTTGAATTGCCGCTTGCCTTCGCCGCATTCCGCGACTGTATAAAATAAATTCCAGCGTTCTTTAGGAGGGATATTTCTGAGTATTTCTTCGTGTCTATTGAATAAATCCGGGATGGACTTGGCGCGCCAATTTTTACTATGGAAGGAATCGAAGACGGTAGGCTTGCCTTTGCGCGGGCCTTCTTTCGGGCTCCAGATGCGTAGGCCAAGAATTTGGATCATCAGCGCGGATCTCCCAGAACAGCCAGTGGGTTATTTAGTGGTGCCAATTAGTTTTTCCTAAGGGATGGGGATTGTCAATAGGAAAGGGATTGCAAGATTGCTTGCGTTATGGGCAGACTTCTGCTACCTCTAGCGGGCTGAAAAAGGAGGATATCGTGGTCAAGGCTATAAAAGTTTTTAGACCAAAAGCCGGGTATATTTCCAATCCTATGCTTTCTTATGATCGAAATCTTCCTTGTCCGTGTGATTCTGGCAAGAAATTCAAGAAATGCTGCTTGCGTGATTTGGCTCCCTATGTGTCAAAAGCCACGGCGGCCCAATTCCAATTGGTGATAGAAGGCAAGGCTAAGCTCGATAGAAGTCACATTCCGGGAGAAGATGGGACATCTTTTTGAGACTAATTCAATATATTAAATGGTTCAATTGACCTAGAAATATATCTCAGGAATACAAAATGAAATTTAGTGAGCGCTTCGATAACCTCGACACGATGATCTCCGAAAATCGCGTGATCCGAAAAAAGTGGACGGAAGGACAGGACCGCGCGTGCCTGCTAGCAGCTCTGTCGCCAGAGGTAGGTGGCGCGGAGTTGGCAAGTAAATGTCCCGCTGATCTAATGCCCCCGTGGCTCGCTGAATTGACCCCATTTATGGATGATAAAGGATCAGAGGCTGCATGGCACAATTTCGTGCGGCGCTATGCCCGTGTCATACGGAAAGCGTCACAGACGCTT